CGGACTTAGAGTATGACGCAGCTAGATTCAATATTTCTATGAAAGCTTCTTATGATGAATCTTTCTATATCTTAAAAGATACAAATGAAAATGAATTGCTGCCAACGATGCCAAGGTGGCCAAACGATGCAGGCCAAGGTGATGGTTCTCCAATAGAACCTCAGGTTGATCAGTCTTATTCTATTTTAAAGTCAGATCAAATAAGGTTAGTGGCTAGAAGACAGGAAGAAAATGTTAATGGTCTAAGGGATGGAGTGCCTGAGATCAACGGATCGATTAAGATTATCAAAGAAGGTGTTCGAAATTCAGAAGCAGGCGACGGTCAGGCAGTTATTATCATGCAGCCAGATGGTACAATCATGATTGATGGTCCGACCGTGATCATCGGAAGTGGGCATGCCGACCTGGAAAAAGAAAATGGCCAAGGCACGCAGGTTATTTTGGGTCGTGGTGCCACGGAGTCGATTGTTTTAGGCGACACAATGAAAGATCTTTTGGACTCACATTTTAATGATGTAAAGTCTCATCTTGACAATCTTAAGTCTTATCTTACATCTGTGTTTAATACGCACATCCATCCTACAGGTGTTGGACCATCTGGTCCACCTACAGTTCCAGCTGCCACTTTTAAAGCACAGATCAACGCAACACAGTCTGCGATTGATGGATCGATCAACGACTTGATTACCACACTTTCTAAATATGGAAAGACTAAGTAATGGCACTTAATGTTGATTATTTAGAAGACAAGCTAAAGCAAGCGTTTAGAAAAGGAAGGAAAGCCCAGCCTGCCGCGGCTGGTGTTTCTGGCGAAGTAGAATTAATTAATGGAAAAGCAGAAGTAGCTGGTTTTATTGCGGAGGCAATCACTGGCTATGCTGACGCAGCAGAAATAACCATGTCTCCGGGTCCTTTTTTGTTTCCTAACCCTGCAGGAGGAACTCCTCCAGTACTTCCAGACTTAGTAAACCAATTCTCGTTGCTGAAGGTACAAACCGCTTTAGCCGGTAACAATATAGTAAAACAGGGTTTTCTTGCTTCTTTTAGATCGCAAGATCCGACTCTCTCTGTGGCCTCCGCTGCAATAGTTACTTATGCATCAACTCTTACTTTATTTCAAGGCTTCCCTCTTCCAAACCTGGCTGCAGGGGTAACTACGATGGTTGTACCTCCTGTTTTTGCACCAGTTATAGCAGCTGGTTTAGCAGGAGCTTCAGAGGACACTTGTGCGACTATGATGGCTTTAATTATTGACGCATCTTTTAGATCTTGCATCTTTAACGGTGGCGGAACAACCATCGTAGCAGGAGTCGGACCGATTATATCACAGCCTTTAATATAGTCAACTTTTAACTCAAAATTTTGTTCTGATATAATTATACAAAGAGGAACAGTATGGCTACTAGACAGGACAGAAAAACCTACAGTTTTAAGAGTGTTGGTATTCTTACCGATAATGTTATCGAAGAACGATACAGTGCTCTTCCAACACCGGTTGGTATCAAGACTCCCTTGCAGTTGGGAAATGGAACCAATATTTATAAAATGCATTACAGTCTACAGGATCAGATAAAAGATAATCTTAGAAATCTTGTCTTGACAAACAACGGGGAAAGATTGGGAAGGCCAAACTTCGGAGCCAATCTTTTAGAAATGTCTCTAGAGCTTGGCTCCGAAGATGCCGACCAAAAGGCGATGGTTAGAATAAAAGATGCTGTAGCAAAGTTTCTTCCGTTTGTTCAATTAGTTGGGTTTGCAACTGAGGTCGACCATTTTGACAATAAGGAAGTAGCCAAGGTCGACATATTCTTAACCTATACTATCCCAAGAATCTCCACCAAACAACACGGGCTTAAGGTCACGTTGTACACAGCCGGATAAAAATATGGCCAATAACAAGAAAAATACCAAGAAAGAAATATCAAGATCTTATATCGCTAAAGATTTTGATTCGATGCGTTTAGATCTGCAGAAGTTCGCCAGGACTTACTATCCAGATAACATGCAGGACTTCTCTGAAGCTTCGTTAGGCGGCCTTCTGGTTGATCTGGCTGCTTACGTCGGCGATACCATGTCTTTCTATGCCGATCATCAATTTAGAGAATTGGATCCACTCTCGGCTGTTGAAACAACCAACATCGAGAGAATGGCCCAAAACTCCGGAATCAAGATCGGCGGTGCATCTCCGGCCGTTGCCGAAGTTGATTTCTATGTAAGGGTGCCAGCAGTTGAGGAAAACGGAATCCTAAAGCCTCAGTCAAACGCTCTGCCGATAATCAAGGCTGGCACAGTCTTAGGTTCTACTATCGGTGTAAAATTTTATCTTGTAGAAGATCTAGACTTTAGTATTACAGACTCAGTTGGAAACCTCGTGGCAAGAAAGCTTAGGGTTAAAAGGAGAGCTGGGAGAGAGAATTTTATTCTTATTATGCCTGGTACTTGTGTATCTGGCACCCTTGTTACAGAGACCTTTACGTTATCAAATGCCTTCATACCGTTTAGAACTATTAGATTACAGAACCCAGATGTTAGTACTATCTTAAGCGTCGTTGATTCGGCTCAAAACGAATATTACGAGGTTGAGAGTCTTTCACAAGACACGGTCTTTAGGTCCTTTGATAACAACAACCGCACCGACGATGGTGTTGACTCAAACTTATCTGTGATTCCTGCTCCTTACAGGTTTATAACAACGACAGACATTCGTACCAGAAGAACTGGTTTACAGTTTGGATCCGGAAGATCAGACAGCATTGCAGACGACGGTGTTCCGGACCCTAGTGATCTTTCTTTGCCTTTATACGGCAAAAAAACAATGCCTAGATTTAGTCTTGATCCTGCAGCCCTTTTAGACACAAAGACATTGGGTATATCTCCACAGAACACAACTATTTCTGTTTCTTACAGATACGGAGGCGGGGCTTCCCACAATGTATCATCAAAATCTATTAACCAGGTCGATTCTCTGGAAATTGAGTTTAAAGATAGCCTAAGCGGCACAACTGCAATTGATGTCAGGGCTTCTGTAGAAGTACTCAATGAGCAGCCTGCTGCTGGTGGATCAAATCGTTTAACCACTGAAGAAGTTAGGCAATTGATTCCCACTGCGAGAAACCTCCAGTCACGGGTTGTCACAAGGGAAGACTTGTTGGCTAGGCTGTATTTGCTTCCAAACGAATATGGAAGAATATTTAGGGCCGGTATTGTTGCAAATCCTCAAAATCCATTAGCCAGCATATTATACGTTATTTCGAGAGACTCTGCCGGGCGACTTTCGCAGTCTCCAGATGTTTTAAAGAAAAACATATCAAAATATCTAAACGAGTACAGGATGATCAGTGATGCTATTGACATTCTTGACGCCCGAGTCTTTAATTTTAGGGTCAACATATCGATAGTGACAGCTCCAAATGTAAACAAGTCACAGGTCACGAAGAAAGTTATCACTGAAATTAAAAAACTTTTTAGAATCGAGAGATCTCAGATTGATAGACCAATCGTTGAGTCTGATATTGTTTTTGCAATAATCAACGTACCAGGCGTCTTATCTCTTATCGAACTTAAATTAACGAGCCTCTATGGAACCATCGCTAAAAGAGTATATTCCGAAAATCAGATAGACTTTGAGTCTATTAAAAATAACGGAATATTTTTTCCTCCCTCCGGCGGCATTTTCGAACTTAGGTTTCCAAATGATGACATCATGGTTACCGTAAGGTAGGAGATTTTAGATGTACTTAGTTTTTACTGCTAGCAAAGATACCTACATAACTAATAAGATTCTTGCTCCAACTTTAAGAGCCACCGATGCCAATCTTGGTGGAGCGACAACAATCAATCTTTTCAAGTTATATGGAGAGACTTTGTTTACCGGTGTAACAAATCCTATCGAGCTATCGAGAGGCTTGATCTATTTTGAGTTAGCCGACATATCTTCTTCCCTGGCTGGAAAAGTAGACTTTTCACATAGTACGTTTAAAGCCACACTTAAACTACACGACGTCCAAGGAAACCAAGTCGCACCAGCAGGCTTTAACTTGGCCGTATTTCCTTTATCTAAAAGCTTTGACGAAGGAAAGGGAAAAGACGTTTCTGGACTTTCGTACCTTGATAGAACCAACTGGCTCACGGCTTCATACGGCACTGATAACGTTGTTTGGAATTCGCCTGGTGCTTTTGCATCTGGTGCATTAGGTGCTAGTAATATCGACGTCATAGAAAGTGGCTCAATTGGAGGAACAGATACGTATCTTGTTAAATCTCAATACTTTAGGACCGCTGATCAAGACCTTAGTATTGATGTAACAAACATAGTTTCTGCATCCATGGTTGGGATATTACCAAGCCATGGTTTCCTCTTAGCCTACTCTGGTTCTGAAGAGTTTGATACAACAACGAGATTTGTTAAAAGATTTTCCTCTAGACACACTAGAAACCCGTATATTAGACCTAAGCTTATTGTTAGTTATGACAATAGCATAAGAGCTCAAAACAAACAGCTAGAATTTAACGTAACAGGATCAGTTTTCTTAGAAAACTTTTCTAGAGGTACTAGATCAAACATTCTTAGTGGGTCATCTAATACACAGATTACGGGATCTAATAGCCTTTTGTTTAAGATCCATACGGGTAGCTATGAAAAGTATTTTACTGGATCTCAAGCATCTGTAGCAGGAATAGATCAGACTGGAATTTATTCTGTTAGTTTTGCAGTTGATAGATTTTTATCTGCTAGTGTTACTAGTACTGCAACTCTTGAGGACTTTGTTATAGCTTCTGGCTCTATTACTTTTGGACAAGAGTGGTTAAGTCTAGACGAGAGCTTAAGCTATTTTACGGGTAGTTTGACCATAGATTCGCAAGTTCGTGCTAGCGGGACAAATCAATCAAAATATCGATTTAGTTTGACAAACTTGAGATCCGAATATCAGATAACCGACTTGCCAAGAATAGAGATCTTCGTGACTGACTTGGCAGCTGAGCGCGCTTCGGTAAGGATTCCAATTCAACTTACTACAGTGTTTCTATCGACGGTTTATTATCAGATCAGGGATGCTTACAATGGCCAAATTTTGACACCATTTACGGAAGCTCTAAATGCTACGAGAGTTTCTAACGATAGTCTAGGACTTTACTTTGAACCATCTTTTGCTCATCTTCCCAGGGGAAGATCATATACTATTGATTTGATGACGGTAGATAACGGCATAAAGAGAAAGTACATGGATAATGGCATATTTAGGATTGCGTAATGAGTGATTTATTCTCACCAAGTGTTGTCAGAGATTTATCACACCCTGGCTATACCTTTAAACAGATAACTGAAAACCAACTAACGGAATCTAGTCCCCCAAATGATTTGATTTGGAGGGATGATCCCTATGGCACAGGCCTAAAGTCAACGCAGCAAGTTGATTTAGATTGGTCAGATTTTACTAATCATACATTTTTTAACAGTGCAGAAAGTAAAGTAAATGTCGCCTTCGAAAGAATCATTAACCAGTTTCCGTTTGATGGCTCTAAGCTTGAGTTAATAGAGTTTAAAGATTCTCTAAGTGGATTTGAAAAATATGTTTTTGATAGATGGCCAAAATTTATAGGCGATCTTAAATTTAGTAAGGCTAGTAGTCAGCACATACTTTCTCAAGACAAATCCGGTTATCTATTTCCTGAGATCTCTAGAAACATACTGGGTGAAAGGTCTGTTGGTAGCACTTTGGCTGTGGGTGAGTTTTCTATAGAGTTTTGGTTGTATGCTTCATCTTCTGTTTCATACGATAATCAAACGATATTCCAGAAAATTAACTCAAGCAACAATCATGGAATCTCTGTATTTCTTAGTGCATCAGATAGTTCATCCAGTACTATTCCTGTTATTTTTGGGATCACTTCTGGTAGTTCCTTTGTAAGTTCGTCAATGACAGTTGATAAGGGTTCATACGTTCACTGCGCTCTAATTTATGATAGAGAAGAC